AGGTGCTGCCAGTATTGTATCAGTAATTAATACAAACAATACTGCTGTTAGACTTTTGGTGGCAGAAGCAACTACTGCTACGGTTTGGGTAGCTGCTGGTGAGAGAGTTTCTATTGAGAAGACACCCGCCGTTGTTATTTCTGCTGATGATGGTGCTACACCAACTCCAACAGCAGTTACAGCAGCAACTGTATTCGCAACTAAAATCGCATACGGAAACTAATGGCACAGTGGAACAAGCAGGACCAAGCATATAGGGTTCAGGACACAACAAACTTTGAGGTAGTGATGCTTGCCGACCAAGACGGCAACCCACTGAATAGTTATGGATCCGCTGCTAATATTCCTATTGCTGCTGGAGATCTGGACGGATATTCACACATCAATAAGTTTGGATACAGAGATTCCCTTGCGTCTACTTTCCAAGCAATCTGGGACGGAGCTACAGCATATCCATATATCGGAACTGCTGGACCAGCAACGGTAACTTCAGATGATACAGATGATGCTGGCGCTGTAATTTCTGTATATGGTTTGGATGAAAATTATAATGATGTTTCAGAAGACCTTACTATTGGAACACCTGGAGCAGTAAATTTTATTCGTGTCTTTAGGGCACTTGTAAAAACACCTGCGACAGGTGAAACAACAAATGTTGGTAAGATTTCTGTTACAGTTGATGGTGCTGCTAGGGCATTTATCTTAGCAGGAGCAGGACAAACGCTGATGGCAGTATATACTATCCCTGCTGGTAAAACTGCTTACCTCATGAAGTTTCAGGGGTCTATTGATAAGTCAAACGGCGAAACGAAATTTAGATTTATGGCACGACCTTTTGGTGGAGCATTCAATGTCAAGGGTCAGTTTGGAACTGCTGCTGGATCTCCAGTAACATATGATTATCCAGTTCCTCTAAAGTTTACGGAAAAAACTGATTTAGAAGTGAGAGCATTATCTGGCAGCACTTTAGGAGCTGGTGCTACTTTTGATTTGATTCTCGTAGATAACTAAGGAGACTAAATATGAAGTCATTCAAAGAACTAAGGCATGAGCTCAACGAATCAGCCTGGACCAGAAAAGAAGGACAGAACAAAAAAGGAGGACTCAACGAAAAAGGACGCAAGTCTTACGAGAGAGAAAATCCTGGATCTGACCTCAAAGCACCAAGCAAGAAGGTTGGAAATCCCAGGAGGGCATCCTTCTGCGCTAGAATGAAAGGCATGAAGAAGAAATTAACTTCTAAGAAAACTGCCAACGACAAAGATAGTCGTATTAACAAATCCTTACGAGCGTGGAATTGTTAGTATAAATTGATATAATTACCTTTGAGATGTTTTACCATGATGAAATTCAATTCCAACGACATCACAAGACTTATCCGCGCATGTAAAAACTACCAGGAAGAAACTGGTTCTGAATACATGTGGGAGGAGTATGAGAAACTCATTGACAAACTTACATATTACGAAGAAGAGAACAACGTAGAATAGTGTATAGGGAACTACATCTCCAGAAAAAATCAGATGAGTGCGCCGCATTGTGGAGGGAGTGGTTTCGCTTGAAGGAAAAAAAGCATTAGGAGCACCAGAAGCAAGAAAGCAATGGTGCCAATGTGCTGACGAACTTGGTGAGATGATAAGTCAGGAAGTCAAAACAAACCCACGTTACAAAGAGCTTCAACTGTTCCCTGGGAAAGAAGAACCTCCTAGATAAGATAGTTGCTAGAACTTAATGAAGTTTCTTTTCGCACTATTCGCTACTTTGTTTTTTGCACTACCTGCCTGGGCAGTAGATGTTCAGATGGGATATGGTGGAAACTTAGTATTTGAACCAGCAGAAGTTACTATTGCTGCTGGTGAGTCGGTTCACTTTGTAAACAACATGCTACCACCTCATAATGTGGTTGTAGAAGATCATCCAGAAATCTCTCATGAAGGTCTCGCTATGATGCCTGGTGAAGAATTTGATGTGACTTTCACTGAAGCAGGAGACTATACTTACTGGTGTGGTCCTCACAAAGGTGCAGGCATGATCGGTACGGTACATGTAGAATGAAAAAACTAAACAGTCTGGTCTTAGACACTACTGTTGCAATCTTAGACTTTCTCTATAGAGGAAGAGACATACAACGTTTTTGGGTGCTTGAGACTATTGCTCGGGCACCCTATTTTGCTTTCTTGAGCGTTCTTCATTTCAGAGAATCTTTGGGTTTGCGTGGAGAAGAACACTTCCAACTCATGAAAGAACATTTTGAACAAACAGTAAATGAAACCGAACATCTTGAAGAGATGGAAAAGCGTGGTGGAGATCGTGCTTGGATTGATAGGTTCTTTGCTTATCATCTGGTGCTTATCTACTATTGGATTATGGTTGTTTATTATTTTGTTTCTCCTAGGAATGCTTATCATTTAAATTCCGAGGTTGAACTTCATGCTTCCATGACATATGCGAAGTATCTCGCAACAAATCCTGACGACGAGAAAATCGTCGCTATCATGAATGATGAAGTGCATCATTATCAAGAGATGCTTGTAGCAATGGAGAAAGCAAATGTTTAATAAATGGGGCAAGGACATAGAACCACCCGAAAGATTATCAAGAGAAGACGTTCAGGAGATGATTGATGCAGCAATTCGTAAACACAATAGAAATGCTTCTATCATCAGTATGTGTGTCGGGTGGGTTGTCCTGGCTCTATTTGCTGAGGGTCTCCTCAGACTAATTGGTGTTATTCCCCCAGTCCTACCATGGCTCAATATCACATTGTAGAGTGGATAGGAGTAATCACCCTGTTCTTATTTGGTATGACTATGATATGTCAAGGACATTTTATAGTTCATGGTAAACATGGATATAAACATTCTGAAAGGGAGAAAGAAAAAATGTCTAATGCACGAAGACAAGTAGAAAATTTATTTAAAGAAAAATGAAAGTAGGTATTATTGGATTGGGTCGCATGGGAGAAGGTATGTCCCGCCGCCTAATCAAAGCAGGTCATGAAGTACACGGTTATCGTAACAATGTTCAAAAAGCTGAAGAGCAATATGAGAAGGGTTATATCAGTGGATATACCACTTCTCTGGAAAGCCTTGTTCAAGTAATTCATTCAAACAAAACCACTGGAGAAACCCCTGGTGTCTTCATGATGGTTGTACCAGCAGAAACAGTAGAGGACACACTCAATGAACTATTACAATTTTGTGTGGAGGGTGATATTATTATTGATCATGGCAATTCCAATTTTAAAGACTCTCGCCGCAGGGCAGAAAGGCTTGCTAAGTTGGGCATCCAATATATTGACTGTGGCACTAGTGGTGGTGTTTACGGCTTGGAGCGTGGATACTGTCTTATGGTTGGTGGCGGAAATACTGCAGTCTCCACTTGTTCGCCTATTTTTAGGGCACTCGCCCCAGGTATCGGGTCTGCCCCTCGCACTGATCCTCTAAGTTATGAGACTTCCGCTGAGCATGGTTGGTTGCATTGTGGTCCTGCTGGAGCGGGTCACTTTGTAAAGATGGTTCACAATGGTGTTGAGTATGGGATCATGCAGGCATATGCCGAAGGGTTTAACATTCTACACGAAGCAAATGCTGGAGCAAAATATGTCAAGGAAGGAGATGCTGAAGTCGCTCCAATGGATTGCCCAGAGGATTATTGCTACGACATTGACTGTGCTGAGGTGGCTGAGTTATGGCGTCGTGGTTCTGTGGTTGGGTCTTGGTTACTTGATCTTACCGCTGATGTTCTACGGAGCGATAGAGAGCTTAGCAAGTTCGGTGGGGGAGTTAGCGATAGTGGTGAGGGTCGTTGGACTGTCCACGCTGCTGTGGATCTTGGTGTTCCCGCACCTGTCATATCTACATCACTATTTGAACGATTCAACTCCAGAAGATTAGGAGAATTTGCAAATCGTGTTCTCAATGGAATGAGGTACATGTTTGGAGGTCATCATGTTAGGTAATGCACTACTATGGATCTCAATACCCTTTGTATGTGCCACCCTGTGGTTTGGAGCCTATAAAGGTGAAACTCAATACTACGACTCGGATGATTACGATGGAAACGGCACCGCTCACTAAAGGAATTGTTATCTTCGGAGCAACAGGAGATCTGTGTAAGAAGAAATTAATTCCAGCACTATACAAACTCTGGAAGAAAAATCTTCTTCCAGATAATTTTTTAATTACTGGTTGTGCTAGACGATCACCAACAGCAGCACAGTGGAAAGCATCTCTAGGAGATTACCCAGAAGAGTTTTTCCATCACCTAGATTACGTCTCGGCAGATCTGGACAATGTTGATACTCTTTCTCATCTTCCTGATTACTTACACGACAATACGTATTTTCTATCCGTGCCACCAGAGAGGTATGCTAATGCCATTCAAAATCTCAAAGAAGCAGGACACCTCAACGACCCAGACCACTCGCGTGTGGTTATTGAAAAACCCTTTGGGTACGATTATAAATCTGCTGATCATTTATCAACTGTGGTTGCTAGACATCTACGCGAGAAACAAGTATATCGCATTGACCATTATCTCGGTAAAGATACTGTCAATAATATACTTGCTACTCGTTTCAGTAACATTCTTTTGGAACCACTTTGGAACCGCCAGTATGTAGAAGAGATCCAGATCTATGCTTCCGAAACTATCGGTTGCGAGGGTCGTGCTCAATACTATGAGACCGCTGGTGCTGTCAGAGATATGCTACAAAACCATATTCTTCAGGTGCTTGCACTTGTAGCAATGGAACCACCCAGTAAGATGA